ATCGTCAGTAGGCTTTCGCCCTGCATATCTTCATGATCAGAAGATAGCGGTCCAACTTCGCTTTATTACCGTAGAGCGAGGTACAACTACGGAGGACGGTTTCTCGATTTTTCCCGAAACGCTGTTTCGGAGTAACCGAGGCCAGCCATCGAGTTTTGACACCTTTGTATACGGTTCTAACCGTGGTACAAAGAACTCGATTCGTTGGTAACGTCTGCTACACCTACTCTTGAAGAAGCGTCGGTTTCTAACCTCAGCTTGTTCAGGAGAGCGCACGATCTTACATGGATAAGAGGAACGAGAGGTACCATAGGGAATTTTTCCGTAGGTCTTTTCAAGCCATTTCCATAGAAGATCACTACACGACACATACCCTTTCGCAGATAAAGCATTTGCGAGAGAAGTGTACGCCGCGTACGCAGACCCGTCGGTTTTGCGTCCGCTCCATGGACTTTTTAACCGCAAAGGTGTGACATAAACGCCCTTAAAAGCGTCTGTGCCGCATGATTCGCGGAAGGGTCCATAGATACAGCACTTTTGACGATTGACTCTTAAGCCGACCGCCTCGAGTGTCTGAATGCATAGGGACGTATCAACTACGGGGATAATTATATCATCTCCATAGACGAATACGTCCTTCATCACATCCGCCTGTCGCTTTTTTCGGTGGCGACTAATAGCAGCTACCTGGAGAACCCAGAAAATATAAGCTTCGACCGGAAAGCATAATGCTGACCCCATCGGAGCATACTTCTGCATGTTCACAACTCTTCCATCTGGAAGAGAGGTAGAGCTAGAACGGCACGCCAGGAGAGCTCGTAAGAGTTGAGGTGTTTTAGAAAACACCTTCTCAACAAGATCAACTGACACACGATCCGACGCATCTTTGAGATCAATTGTAGAGAAGAGCTTAGACAAAGAATTATCTAAAGCTAACTTTTGATTGATCCCTTGATTTGTAAAATTAATCTGGCCCTTGGTAAGTTTATGACTTTCCAGGTGAGAGACTAATTTTCGCCCAAGACCCTGTTGAATCCACTGATATTCAAGTGGCTCACAGGATATGAGTCGCGGACCTCTAGAATCTTTTGGCACAGCTATGACTCTGGCACGACCTTGATCAAGTCGCTCCAGTCCCATATACCATGCCTTTCGATCTATTAGTTCGTTACCGCCCCCTACTATAAAAT